ATATTATACCCTACAATTAAGGCGAAATTAAGGCGAAAACTGAATTTATTTACATGGTTTTAGAGAGAACGAAAAGAGTACCCACTAGATCTAGTGTTCGAGTGGCAGTGTCTGGGTCTGCGCGAAGGAATGCGAGGAGAATGTCGCTGTGTGTCGTTCGTGAGGTTCAGCATCGTATTTCCTTGCTTTTTAACACCAAATCATCCGTTTCCAAGAATTTGGTGCCCTAAGAGAGACTTGAACTCCCAACCTACTGATTACAAATCAGTTGCTCTACCAATTGAGCTATTAGGGCATGGTGGGCACCGCAGGAATCGAACCTGCCACCCCGTGGATGTCGACCACGTGTTCTACCAATGAACTAGGTGCCCGAAACTCTTCTCTTCGTTCTAGACTTTAGTAGCTTAATTTCACAGACTCCGAATCTCTCAGCATGCTTCGAATTACAGTTAAATTGTAAGAGTGCGAGTAATGATTTAGAGAATGGAACGTATGCAGTAATTCCGCAGATTGAGCAGATTGCAGTTCTTTTCATAAAAACGACGACGCTCTGGTTAGATTTAAGTATATAGGAGAGAGAGACGCGAGGATTGCAAAGGCACTCGGTTGAGAAGAATGAGTGCCTTTGGATTTAGAATAGACTTGCGACTTTGGAAGTTTTTGGGTATTCATAGAATTTATGATTATCAATCTGAACGATGAATCTTAAACGATTCGCCCATTCAGGTGTCACATAGACAGCATGGTAATGTGTTGCTCCATCCACTAGATCATCGTACTTACCAGTCAGAGCAGATTTTGCTGCTTTCACTGAATCGATCCAGTTTTCATCATACTTAATCCGTTCTTTATATCCATCACACCACCAAGAGAATTGGCAACGATGACGGATTGGATTGTATAAACGTTGGTCGGCTGTAAGATTGGGATCTTGTCTTGTTTTCCAAGATTCTCTTACTGGACCCTGCTTTACAACCTCGCAGATTGTACTCGGATATCTTGGGTCTTTGACACGATTTAGAGTGACAACTCCAACAGCGATCTTTCCTCGCATTGATTCACCTTTACTCTCAAAGTAAATGTTCTCAACTAAGCAAATAAACTCAGGTGACTCTTCGTCTGCTGAAGTAGTGATGCTTGGAATAATTAGAAATGGTAATAGGATTAGGAGGAATATAGCGATACGCAATCGCCTACCCACATCCTTTAAATTCAAACTTTTCATATATTCTTTTCCTTTCGAATTAGATTATATTAGGTTTTATTTTAAATCAAACGATCTCGGTCACGCTTGTATTTCAGCCAACGATCTCTTGCGTTCTGTGCTGCAATCTTACGTTTCTCTGATGGTTTGCTATAAGTGGCTCGATCTCTTATCTCACGGATCAAACCCTCGCGATCAACTTTCTTTTTAAGTCTTCGGATTGCCTTTTCAATATTATCATTCTCAACCAATACTTCACGACCAGTTTCTTTTGGACGCTCGTAATGAGGTGTTGAATAAGTTTTCTTCGGCGAGTCAAATCTATTTCTTCTGTCATTTGACTTGAAGTCTCTTGTGTTTCGAAAGCTTCGATTATATGTCTTCATATTTTTTTCATCAATATAGTTCACGCTCTTAAACTTCTTGGGAAGAAGAATAAGAACAAATCTTATATGTTATTTAGGTATATTATACCTTAAAAATTCTTAAAAGTAAAGCTTTTTAAACCAAAGGTAGTATAAAATAAGCTATATAAATCAATGGTTTAGAATAGTTCACTCTCATTATAGAATAGGGTTTAAACCTATTTTAACGTGTTTTGAGAGTGGTTTAGATGATTTTGCTTATAACGTCAACTATACCAATAATCGCACGTATTTTATGCTCTTCTTCTGTTCTTGTTTCGTTCCAATCAAGGAATAACGATTTAGGCATACCTCTTAATATTGCAACAGTCATTCGAACTCTCGCTTCATCGGTATCTTGTCCGAGTACATAATTCTTATCGATTAAAGCATAGTCATTTAAACACTCAGCGATTGCTCCCATTACCATATCTCGACTATACACGAAATCTCTATCAAACATCGTTTGACTTATATCATGCATTAGATCTTTTGAATTATTTACAGTTGCAACTGTAAGAGCAACAGTGTTTAAAAGTGATTGATCTTCAAACTGTTCAAATTTAAGAAGTTGAAGTTTAAAGTATTCAGCAAATGCTGGTGTTCCTTCAGCATAATTCATATACCAATCAGGTATTTTATCCTCTGATTGAAAATATGCAGTTTTTTCTGCAGATTGTTTATCGTTCATATCAATAGTCCTTGTGTTCTTTGTTCTTTTATATTTGTAAAGCAAACCTCTAATCGCTTTTCTAATTCTTCAAAGTATATATCATCAGCAATTAGTGGTATAATTGTCTTAATTGTATTCTCGTTCGTTGTTGCTGACATTCCTGCTTTATCAATCTCAGCTAACGAGATTGGTATTGGATTTGGTTCTGGTACAAAAGACTTCCATACTCCATTCCCAATTACGTTTCTCACGAGTCCTTTACTGATTAAACGATCACCTATATCGTTTAAATTCTTTTCGATTACTTTCGAGTATGCCATTCGTTCTTTGATTAACTCTATACAACGATTCGCTACTCGCACACCATACATATTCGGTTGCCAAGTATGCCCCCAATTAAATGTAGTCTTTACTTGTTTCAATACTTTATCATTAATTAAACAAGCTGATAATGGTATTAGTCCATTCGTAAGTGCTTTACCAATTGTCACTATGTCAGGTTTAATATTATAAGCTGTATGAGTAAAGAGTGTTCCTATCTTACCACCATAACCTGCAATATCATCTACGATTAAATTTGCACCATATAACGTAGCAGTTGCACGTAGTAGTTGATAGAAGTTATGACTCCATGGAGCAATTGTTTTATTCCATGGATAACTCTCAATTAAAATAGCACCAATATCATTACGACTCTTAAATGTTTCGATTATTTGTTCGAGTACATTTGTTTCGTTCGCAATACTATCTTCTGTTGTGTACCAAGTTCTTCCACGTATCGGTACAAAACGACTCTGTCTTTTCTCTACGATATCATTATTTGCACTTCGACAAACAACTGTAGTTCCATGATAACAAGGTGGTATTGAAATTATATATCTTCGATTCGGTTCACCTTTATTAGTCCAATATAAATCATTAATATAAAAAGCACACTCATTACCATCTGAACCAGATACAGCATAGGCGATGCCATCCATACCAGCTTCTTTTGTTAGTGTTTCACTTAAACGATCAACAGGCTCTGCGGACTCACCACTATTACCACGAAGAAAATCAATCTCATTCGTTGGTAATAGACTCTTTAATTCTTTATGATTATAACCTAATGTAAACGAACAATTACCAGACTGTACTTCTAAGTTAGTACGATTCTCGTAATGTACCCAATATCCATCAGTCTTAATAACTCTCTTAAGATTTTCTGCTGGACTTATTTCTTTTAGTTCGTACATGTTTCATATCACTTCCACTTAAAAAAGGAGATTTAAATGTTTTATTTTGTTTTCTTTTCAATTGCGAGGTCATCTACTTCTTTTATCCATTGGTTAAAATCATTCTCTACTGTGACATTAGAAAATCCCTTATACTTAATTACAAATACTTTTTGACCCCATGCATTTTCACCAAATGCTTTATACTCTTTTGCGACGAATCCTTTATTCGACTGCCAATTCATTTTCTTTTCTATATTGTTCTCTATAAAATCTAAACATCTCAAGATGACTATTTGGATTCTCAGTGAATATTTGTGTTTCACCACCATCTACTAAAAACAATAATACAGTTTGTTGTATAGGTTGTCCTTTTAATTCTTTAAACATATGTGCGTATGCTGATGCTTGCATAAAGTAGTTTTGAATCCATTTCTTTTCTTTTGGTCTTGATGCTGTTTTAAAATCAATTAAAGAAACTTTATTCTTAAATGTAGCTATACAATCAACTGTACCAGCACATTGTAATTCATGAGAATATAAAGGTGTTTCAAGTGCCATTATATTATCAATTTCATTTAACACTGGCATAAAGTTAGTAAAATCTTGAGACAAAGTTGATTCTACCAAATCTTCTGTATTATATTCGAATCCATCATTAAGTAAATACTTTTCAGACCATTTATGAATTAAAGTACCACGTGATGATGCTTGTCTTGATATACGATTTGCTTCAGTATTTCCTACTCTGGTTCTCCATTCAACAATACTTGATCTATTTTGTAATGATGTGATGCTTGTCACTGAAGGATATAAATTTCCTGTAGGTGTTTTATAAACTCTACTCCCAGCAGAATCTATTCTTTCTAACTTAGGAAACTCAATTGAAAGATGAGTGAACCTTTTGCTAGGCTGAATATATTTCAAGGATTCTTGTGTATTCAAAAGTTCTTTCTGCAAGTCCATGTGTTCCTCCATTTATTTTCTTTGTCATCATTAGTAAATCTCCAGCATCAGCTGTGTCATTTAAATTATTTTTATTCCAAAACCAAAGAGCAGATCTTACAGCACCAACATATGTAATTAAATAATCAGGAACTTCTTCTATATTCATTTGTTCACTATTCGCAAATGCTTGATAGTTATTCTTACCTGTTAATTGTATAAGTCCTCTTCCACAATATCTCCAACCATCACCTGATGCTTCATCACCATTTCCCATACGATTCGCATAAACTCTATTTGCGATTGCTTCTGGCTTACGAGCATACTCCATTACATTACTCTCATTAAAGTATTTTGGGAATGTTTTTAATAAACCTTTATCAGAATAATTTAAATTTTCTGTTAAAAATTTATATTTACCAGACTCGTGTGATGTTTGTGCTAAGAAACCAGCAATACGACTCGGATTCTCAATCATATCTTCTGGTAATGAATCGAGTAAGGCATTATGCCAATTGGTTAATGTATTTGCATCTGTTAAATATAATGCTTTTCCTAATCTTTCTTCTGTAAATATACTCATTTTTTATCCTTACATGTCCGTTGTTTTATTTAAACGACTTCCAGGAGTACGTTTGTGTATTCTATTTAATACCTCTTTAAAACCTTTTTTAGCATTTGTAGCTTTTCCAGTCACACCTCCAACATTCCATGGTGCAGCAATTCCAGGAAATGTATTAAATATTTGTTGAACATCTGGATTTGATTTTAAATATGATTCAAGTTCATCCATTTTCATTGTTAATGAAAATTCTTTTTTAGTTTTTTTATTTTCAAATGTATAATTAGGCATATAATTTCTTTGTTGATAATCCTGTTGAGTACCATTCAGGTATTGGTCGATTAGTCCATTTAGCAAAATAATTCTTTGCCACTATATAATAATTATAATAAGAGTAAAGACTATTATTCGGTACAATACATAATGGAAAATGACTCATTGCTGGTGGTGGATCTTTGAATGGAATATTAGGTATGTTGATTGGGTTTAATTTTAATACATCTTTTAATTTAGTATAAGTGCTGTGTATCTTACCATAACGATGAGTATATTCATCTGATAAATCTTTCCATAATTCTTTTAAATATTCATAATGTGTTATACTCTGACGCACCCATATAGCTGATGGGTGGTTCTTCATAGTAGATTTATACAATGTAGATTCCATTAATGGAGTTGGATGAACCCAAGTAGTGTATTTGCGTTTTGATTTAGTAAGGACGTTGTTTGATGTTCCGTCAAGAACTCGGTGCGCAGTTGACAATAACTGCGCATACTCTATAATCATTTTGACTACATGCTTATCGCAGTGCATTGTCGCACAAATTTTAGGATTTTTATCTAAGTAAAAGATATTCATAGTATAAAATAATAATTATTTTTTATTTTTTTCAATTTTAAACATATAATAAATGGACACTCCTAACATAATAACAGATAAAATAAGTACTATTACTTCATAAACAAAAAGAGTCATAATAACCTCCTTCGTTAAAAGCACACCTATTTAGTTAATTCAATTTTCTTTTTGGTAATATTTCAGCAACACCAAATGGTCTTGCTTGTTGTCCAACCTCTGCAATTGAATTTAAAAATTTTTGAAAATCTAAATCAGTTAGAGCTGATTTATAAAAACGAATAGCTATTGCGAGCATCGTACTTGAAACTAATTGATTAACTTCTGAATTGTTTGAATGTTTAACTATAAGATCCATAGCATTCTTAAATATATCATCGTAAATTTCTTGTTGTAATTGATCGTTATCTAAACTCATAAATTAAAATATTTTTTATCAATTTCCATTACAGCCGTCACTCGCCAATGCTCTGGGTTTGTTGCTTCATTTTTTAAACTGTGTTGAATGTCATGTCCATTAAATGCTACAAACTCACCTGTCTTCCAAATTTTCTTTTCATTATCAAATAATAATGCTTGTTTTTCAGGTTCAGGTATATCAATACCAAAACTTACAGTATATCCTTCAAGTGTAGGGTCGCCCATACTTTGACGTATCCAATCCCAAACATAACCATCGTGATGTACTGGCAACATTTTTCCTGGACGTATCATATTGACACACAAATCTATTGCTCCAGGAATATTATAAAATTGAGTAGTAGTGCGTTTCCAAAGATATCTGTCTTCTAATTGTTCGTTTATTTTACGAGCATCAATTAGTGGTAATGCTTTAAACCCACCTCTATTATTAATAGGCATAGAATAACGATCATCAGCATTCACTGTATCCTCGAATGTTCTTTTACCACGCCATTCAGCATAGTCGCTCATTAAAGCAATCATCATAGCACTTAAAGCACTATAATTTGAATAAGATGTAGGATTTCCAAGCCACATAGATTATATTATACTATATTTTTTATTGTATGTAAAGGGATTTAATTGTTCCAATCCTTTATATCAGTATCAATTACACAAGAAACACGCCAATTTCCTGTTTTATTCCATACTTTATGCATAAAGTCACGTCCATTAAATGCTACTATTTCCTTATTTCCATAAGTTCTTGGAAAAGTATCATTTTCAAATTCCATACCACAAATATTCGGATCGTTTGATGGCATATCAATACCAATAGCTATTGTATATCCTTTTACTGGATAACCTAATGCTTCTTCTATTCTTTGCCAACTACCAAAGTCATGATGCATTGGCAATCCACCATTTGGTTTTATAAAATTTACGATTGATTGAAATACTCCAGGAATTTCTTTTAAACTTGCTGTTGCATGTTGCCATGGATTTCTTAAAGGTGGTACTGCTTCACCTCCTTGAATAAGTGGTATAGCCCACCAATCATCAGCATGATCGTCTTCTCGATTAGGATATTCAAATCGAAATACATTTACACCTGTTTCTGTAATATTAAATTTACGAATGAATCTATTGTAGTCTAACTCCAATGCAGGAATTAAACTTGTTTTAAGAACTTCGTAATGTTTATATTTTGTTGCGTCTATCCACATATACTATATTTATTAAATGCGTTTATATCTATATCATACACAGCAGTAATACGCCATATATTTGTATTATTCCACATGCTATGTAATCCTGTTATACCATCAAAGCAAACTAATTCTCCAACTAGTGGATATTTATTAACATCATTTACACGCATGCCAACTAACTCTGATGATGAATCGGTCATACCTGATTGAATTGTTTGTACTATGCTGTATCCGTAAGTTTCTTTACCCCAATCTTCTGATATTTTTTTCCACCCACCATCGTCTAAATGAGAAGTTATTTTACCAAAGGGACAAAGAAAATTTATATTTAATTGTTTTAAACCACTTAACATAGTTAAAGCTTTTAATGATTCTTTTATTATTTTTGTGTTCCATCTACGTTCATAAAACCCACCTACGCATCTCCAATCTTTTCTGTGTGCGTATTCTTCTGGATTCTTTGTAGGATCTGCTGGTGGTTCACTAAAATTCGAACTGATAGAAGTTATAGTACCATCAGGATTAAGTTTCCCATATGACTCTTGACTACTTGCTCTTTCTTCATAAACTGGTTCTGTATTCTTTATAGGATCATTGTTTCTTAACCAATTTTTTATATCTAGATTTAAAATATTTTGATAATCAAATAATTTTTTATAATCTTTATATCTTCTTACATCAATCCACATAATAATCACAAACTTGTTTATCGGTTTTAACGAAACTAGGATCAAATTTTTCTTTATCAATATCAAACACTGCTGAAATTCTCCATTCATCTGTATTGTTAGTAATTGCATGGTTATAATTTAATCCATCAAAACAAACAAATTCATTTGCCAATGCATAACTCCAAGTATCATTTCCAGTTTTAATATCTCTAATACATGTTCCTACTGTTTTATCCGTAGCTTTTTTCATTCCTGTTTTTAAAGTAGCAACTAATGAATATCCTTCACACTTAAATCCCCAATCTTCTGTCATCTTACCCCAATTATCGTGATCTTTATGTATTGTAATTTTACCACGTGGAGCAATAAAATTAATAAGACATTGTCTTAATCCTTTTAAATCTTTACCAAATTCTGAAAATCTAGGAAAGTCTTTTGTGTTCCATGCTTTTTCAAAAAACACAGGAATAGATTTCCAATCATGACGATGTTGCTTTTCTTCTTCAGTTGTCCAGCTTTCTACAAAGTTTGTTGTAGTAGACAAAAACTTATTTGCAGGAGCATCAGAATATACAGCAATCGAATCTCTTTCTGGTGTATGTGTATTAAGCCACTCATTCATATCCTCAACTAGTTTAGGATAATGATCTAATAATTCAACATAATTAATATACGAATTAGGTGCTATGTACATAATATTCCTTATAATTTTTAAAATACATATCTATTTTTGATAAGTTTAAATTTAAAAAAGTTGTCACTGTATTCTCATCTGCATGATCTGCATATATTTTATTTCCGAGTTTATCAGTAGTCCAAAGTATATTATCTTTTAAAAACTCTAATTTATCATTTATTTGATAACTGAAATAACGTTCTACTTCTTCTTTACTAAAAGACTTTTGAAATTTAATTGTTGCATTTTCTGCTATCGTAAGACTATCTTTTGGTCTGCTTATTTCTTTCTTTTCTTCATCAACATCCTCTAACACTTGAGTAAAGTATTGTCTATCAATATCTATTACTGCTGTAATTCTCCACTCGTTTGTGTTATTCCACATTTGATGTTCATTCCATCTTCCATCAAAACAAACTAATTCTCCTGCTAATGGAAACTTATAAACACCATTTACTTTCATTCCAACAGTCTTTTCTTCTCTGTTTTTCATACCTGTAAATAATGTAGCAATAATACTCCCACCCTCTAATGAATAAAGTGGCAAACCCCAATCTTCTTCTATCTTTTCCCAAGTAGAAGTATCTAAATGTGGTGTTATAATTCCATTTGGTTTTATAAAATTAATAAAGATTTGTTTAATACCTTTACATTCAGACATTAATTGCCAAGATCTTTTAAAAACTTCTTTATTCCATTTACACTCATAAAGAAAATCAATAGAACGCCAATCATTGTAATGTTTTCTTTCAGCTTCATCTGTAAGGATTTCTTTATAAGCAATTGAACGATTTTTATGTGCCTTCAACTCTTCTTTTTTTGATAATATTTTTTCTTCTACTTCATCTGGTGGAGCATAAGCACATTCAGTGCTTGTTTCGATAGGATTATTAATCATCCATTCACGTAAATCTTCTTGCATCAAAGGAACTATTACATCCTTTAATTTATCATAATCTACATAATAGGTTGGATTAATCCAGTTATAAATTTTTCTCATACGATATTTCTTTTCTCTCCATCTCTTTTAATATCAAGCGATAAACAGTGAACACCACCATCCCAAAAACCACCATGTCTTAAATTAACAGGATGTAGTGTTATACCAAATTCTTTAAACCAATTTGATAATGCTGGTTGTTCATTAGTGACAATTATATTTTTGCTATCAACTACAACTACATTACTATCAAATGCTACTTCTTGTGCGAAACCTCTCCATTCATCTATCCACTCATCAATCCATTCAATACTATATTTACCATCTGTTTGTGCTAGACGATGTTCATATTGTTTCATATCTACATCTTTAATTAAGTGACCAAATTCATGTACTTTGAACTTACTATTATTTAGGAACACATCTGGAACATAATTTTTATTAGTACAAAATACTGTATTATCATCTGTTTGAAAGAAAAATTGATCTATATGTCCCCATCCTTTATGTGGCTTATTTGAATTCTTTATAAATTTAGTATCAGGCATATTACGTTGCATCCAATCATATCCTAATTTAGTTCCTGGACCCGAAGAATTAATAATTAAGCTATCACCACATTTATACATAGTAGCACAATGCCATAATATTTTATCTTTTAATTCTACTCCATAACGATCACCACCATGCGTGTACCATTGAGTGTCAGGTCTAAAGTCTTTCAATTGTGGTACTGGTGTTGATAACCAATTATATCCTTCTACAAACTTTTCCATAAAGATATCGTAGAATGATAATGACTCTAGCCATCTATCAGCCATACTAGTATATGAAGAATAAATTGTATTACCATAAACAAGATAACTATCTCTTGGTACTAAAGGTGATATTGGATTCTTAATTTTAAATCCTGGAAGTCTAAGTGGTTCACGAAAGTCTAACACCTTTGGTCTATACACTTTTACTCCTAAAGAAGTACATATATTAGCAAACTTGTTTAAGTCTTCATGTGTTTCTTTTATAATGGGTGTAAGTACCTCTAAGATGTCTGGTTTTAGGAAGTTTGAAAAGTATTCAGGTGTAGGAATACTTCCTATAATAATTTCTTTCAACGGATCATAATCTGTCCACACACTCATAATTATTCTTCTTTGTCAAAACTATTATTCCAAGTATCTTTTAAATATTCAGGATCCCAGAAACTATAATAGTTGGTTGTTTTTAATAAATTTCTACGTGCTTCATTTAATTCAGGCAAACTTTGAACTAACATAAAGTTAAAATAGCCATTATTTGTTTTAATTCCATTAATGTGTGTATCTCTGTCTTTATGGTCTGCTATAAACATATAATTTTCATATTTGTTTATATAATAATCACACCATTCATCTAATTCAGCTGGTGTAATATTTGGATTGATTATGTTATAAATTTTAATTTTTTTAATCTCCCATAATGCAGGAGGGCGAAAAGAGTTATCGATGTTTAAATCTTCAGGTGTAGGTACACTGATTCCTTTACTAAATGGACATATAGAATGACCATCAAGTGCTTGGCGAGGTATTTTAAGTCTCGCCAACCACTCTTGTAATGCTTCTTTTGGTGTTATATTATGCTTGTCTAACAAGATATTGATCCTTCATTGAAACAGGATCAAAATATTCTTTTATCATAGTTTTCACCATTTCAATATCAAAAGTTTTGCATGAGAACAAATCAAAATAACAATCACCATTATTATCTAAAAAGTGTATTGTTAATGAACTTGTAGTCAATGCTTGTATTACTGTCCATCCAGCGATCTCTGGCTTTTCAGCAAAGTGAGTTATCCATGGCTCACCCCATGCGTTCATGTCGATGCGAACTAAAAGGTCGTTTAAAAAAGTTTTCAAAACCACTGGGTCTTGAAAGTTTTTAGTACAACCTGCTGCATCAATAATTAAATGATAACCCCAAGATGTTTGACGTTGGGGAATCTCCTTGGAATTTGTCAATTCCGTTTTTGTGTTTGTTTCTACTTGTGCCATTTTTACTTATTGTCTCCTTTTTTGACAAGAGCTTTTAAGTAAGTTAAAACACCACTTAAAATTTCTTTAGATTTGTTTATAAAATTATCAGCAAATGCTGGCTTATAAGTCCAACCGATTATAACACCGATTGATAAAAGTATTATTGTTGTCATTCTTTATTTACCTCTATTACTTGCGACATACATTTTCCCCCAAATCCGAATGAGTTATTTAATGTTCGCAAAACTTTTTTGTTAGTATTTAAATTCTCGCGAACTAAAATATTTTTAGTGTCACAAGAAGCACTTTTTAAATTTTGTATATGTGGTATGATTCCTCTTTGCATTGAAAGAATCGCATATATACACTCTAACACTCCAGCAGCTGCAAGGGTATGTCCTATTTTTGACTTCGGTGCCCAAATAGGTTTTTCTCCCAAGAAACTAACTACAGTCTCGTATTCTATTGGATCACCAACTGGTGTAGATGTTGCATGCGCACATACAAAATCTATTTCTCCAATATCTTTTGTTGCTTTAGACATACTTATACGAGCACCTCTACCATCATTGGCTGGGCTTGTCATATCTAAAGCATCGCTCGCCATACCACAAGGATATAACTTAGCGAATACCTTACTTCCGTACTTTTTAACCATTGCTTCTGATTGTAATATTAAAACACCACAACCATCACCCATTAAAAATCCTGTACGATCATTATCAAAAGGCATACTGTAATTTCCTACAGCACCTAATGTATTAAAATATTTAATTGCCATCGGAAAGCAACCTGCGTCAGATCCTCCGACAATTACATACTCATATTCATCAACTAATCGCATTCCATAATCAATCGTCACAAGACCAGTAGAACAACTTGCGAATGTTGCTGCACTTAATCCCATAAATTTATAATGAGATGAAATATGCGAACATCCCATGTCTGGAATACGATTTGCTGATTTTCTAGGATTTACTCTTTTATGATTCTTTGTAAGTAAATACAACTCATCTAAAAATTCAGTATCGTTTGAAACTGTTGAAAGAAGAGTTGCAACATCATAATGATGGGGTAGGTTTGACATTTTTAATGCTGCATCAACTGCATGAAGCATCATCTTTTGTGCATTCGTCATTGAACGAAGCATCTTAATGTCAAATTCTTTTGGTATAATGCAATCGTTAGGATTGAATATAGCACCACGAAAAACTTTTGCGTTCTCTGCTTTCAATTCAGGTATATCAGAAGAATAATCTTTATTATCTAACATCTTATCAAAACAATCTTTTGGGTTATTCCCAAGACTGTCGATCATTCCATATCCAACTACATATACTGGTTTCATAATTTAAATCTTAATTCTATTTATAAAATAATGTTGCTCATTCTTGACACTGCAACGTCCCATTGAAGAGGTTTTGGGTAAATATTTCCATCAACTGTAATTTTTTCATTCGATTTTAAGTCGTGAAACCAAGCACAAACTACATGTCTATAACTTTTTCCATTCTGAATATTGTGTGGTCGCCCAGTATTAGCCAATATAGGATTACTCTTAATAGTAGTACTCGTAATTAACTTATCAATATTAAAGTCTGGAAAGTGCATCGTAGGACCAGAATCGTTATTTGTTTCAACATCATAGTAAGTTGTATCTTTTACATCATACCAATTCATCGTATGATCGTCAGTAGGACAATAACACCAAATAATTTTAACTAAATCATCTATCCAATCATCATTATCAGTGTGAACATACATTCGATAGTCTGGCTTAGATGAAAACCTTTCAATACGAAGTACACCAAGATCTATAGACTTAGCCCAATCAATTAAATCTTGATTAATTAAATGTCTTTCATGATAATGGTCTGTATATTTTGCTGCTATATCTTGATCTGATTCTTTAGGAAATACATAATCCTTTTTAATCGGTGATATTGGCAGATTTAATTCACGCCACAACGTATGACTGTAATTTCTCATATACATAATCCCATTCTACTGTTGAACCATTATAACGTCTCCAAGTAAGACTAATTGCATAACGATTGACTTTTGTTTCGTTTTTCATCGAGTGTGGCACACCTATATTAACTAATGACGGAAACCCTATTTCAGAAGTGTGAACTAAATCACATTCTTCAGGAGTCCAAGCATAAGCATATGGTGTTGTTTCTATTTTATAACTATTTTCGCTAAAGCTTTCTGGCTCTATAATATCTTTATTTGCAAATTCAGGTTTTGGATTCCACCATTGCATATAAGATCCTTTTTCAGCACAATATTGCCAATTGATCGCACATGAGTTTGTTCCTAAATCTGTTCCATCAATATGTATTTGTAAATAAAATCCTGGAGGAGAACAAAATACATCAGCATTTTTTAAATACATTCCTTTACTTTCAAAAAAATCTAGCAATTTAGGATTAACTTCTTTTTCTGGTATAGGAAAATGTCCTTTGTTTGGCATTTGATTTAACCAATCTTTATTTATCATTACATCATTGATTGGTAATTTTAAATTTGCGCAATAAATGTTTTTCATATTTTTTTAAAAATTGTACCACAGTAAAAACAAACAGCTTTTGTTTCACCATCTTTATATTCTTTTAATGTATAAAATACTCTTGGATGAGTATCGTCATCTATACTAGAATCGTAGCCATCACAATAAACTGTATTTGCTGCAGTCTCTATAATTGTTCCTTGACTCATATAATATATTTTTTAAATAAATCTATTGCTTCCCACATAGGAACAATATCTTGAAGTATTTTTTTACCAACAGCTTCATCTCTTCTTTTTGCAATTATGTGTAAATCTTCTTTTAATATAATATCTTCGTTTGTAGTATAACCATTTACAAGTCTCTTATCAAATACACAAGACAAACATTTTCTAGAATGTTGAGTAGTTGTCACGTTATGTGGTTGTCCTACTTGAACAATTGAAACTTCAACATCATGACTTTCAATTAAATCAACTTCTTCAGGATACCAATATAAATCTGCTGTATCAATATTTCTCTCATCTTTATTTTTATATCTAACACCCTCACGTTTGCCAATTGTGTTAGGTTTTGGTTTAAACCAATTCATTAAACTATTTCCTCTTGGATTGAATGCATAATTTAATTTAAATTCATCATGTAATTCATTTCCATCTAGATGCACAGGCATTGAATGGTTTGCTGGATTACAAAATAATTCTATGTCTGTAATACTTAATCCTATATTCATAGTCCATTTTAAAAAATCAGGATTATGATATTTAATTGGCACCCATAATTTAGTTTGTTTTTCATATGTATTATCATTTTCCATCCACTGCATACCCTCTGCAGTTAATGGTAAAGGACAAAGTTTAGAATCTAATGCTTTATGATTAATTATCATTTTTCGTAGGTTTCTTGTTGACTTCATATGATGGATAAAAGTATTCATCGGAATCTCCGAATACCCATTTTGGATTCTGTTCACAATGGTAATATTTTGAACTTACTTTAAAATCAGGCACATTTAAACCTTTAGCTTTATTTGCACTTGATTCAAAGAAAAGCATACGATTATTCGGTTGAGCAAACCATTGCCCATTATCTAATTTACCAATATTGTGTGATTTGTGTTCTGTAGGAACTTCTGACTCGGTGACGTTTGGAATATTTGGATCAGCATGAGCACTATCTATTGTGAATAGATATTCGCCACCCATACGTGAACCATCTCTTAATATAACCTCAACACGAGAATGTTGTAGGTATTGTTTTTCAATTAATGTAATATGATAACTAAAACCATCCCATAGTTGTAAAAAATCTAAAGGAAGTTGTTTATCTAAATCAATATCAGTTTTCCACACATAAGCACTTATAGGAAGTTTATCATAGAGTGCTCCATACTCTGGTAAATAACTCTCAATGTAGAATGCTCTACGTGGAATAGATTTAAGAGTCACCCAAGTGCATGGAACATATTCTCCGAAACCTTTTTTAAAGTCATAGAGAAACTCTTTTTTAATCCAGCATTGTATATGTGGTAAATTTACAACAAAATTCATATAATATATTTAGTTATCATTTGGCTCACTCGGCAAGACTCGAACTTGCAACCCCCAGTTTCGTAGACTGGTATTCTATCCAATTGAACTACGAGTGAATAAAATAGATTATGGTGTTGGTATGATTATAATTTTTAATTTATCTATAACTTTTTCCATTGGTTTAGTAGTTTCCGTTGGAGTAGTTGTACACGAAATTAAAAAAAATGCTATAATTGTTATTGTAGCAAAAAATATACCAGTTTTATATAATGTTTTATCCATTTAATTCACTCGTTCTGTTAATTTGAACTAATTTTAATGTTTCGAATAATTCGGCAGTTCTTGCGATAGGATCTGATATACCATCGCCAAAACTATAATTCATTGGCTTTGCGTGATGATATTCATGATTTCCTTCGCCCCAATTAACGAATGCTCCTGCGATTGGATCAAGAGACACAACTTGTTTAGGTATTTCGTGACTATGACTTACTGCATTTGTCACACCCATACCATGTAATCCTGCAACTACAGCTAATGCTGCACCAATACAAACTTCTAAGCCACCTAATATTCCTAGATTCACTTTTAAAAATTCTGATATAAAGAATAAACCAAACCAGAATAATAATAAAGTAGGTAAAGCACGATTATGATAATAAACAGCAATACGATTACGAAATAATCCTGCTGTATATTTTAATGGCACATCTTCTTTACGCCAATCCCATAAATGTAAATAAGATCTCCAAAACCCTATTCTATGTGGGCTATGTGGATCTAACTCAGTATCAAGATGAGTGTGATGCATACGATGTAATGCTGCCCATCCTAAAGGTGTACCAATCCCTGCGTATATAGCAAATATATTACTTAAATGTTCTAAATATTTATTCTTAACTATAATAGATTTATGTGATAGTGTTCTATGAGTATATCCTGATACAGCCCAAGCACCAAACCACCAGAATAATATAAATGTAAAGAATGTAGTTAATGTAGCATATTTAAATGCCAGTAATGCTAATACATGTACAAAAATATAATAAGCAACACGAAAATATAAATTATTACGTGTTGAAAATTCTTCCCAACTAAAATTACTTATTGACTTTAACATATGTGTTCCAGTATTGTCCTTTACGAATTAACTTACTTGATTTTGATTGTTGATGATATTCTAAAGCACCTAATTTAATATTATTCTTTACATTCTTATGAATATGTTTCTTATCAAGATCTGGTAATTCTTTTTGTAATAAACGAAAGAGAACTAGTTTCTTTATACCCTTAACTCTTTTAGAAGAATCTGCTTCATTAGCATTTATTAATTTAACTATTTTATCCCATATTATACTAGCAAAAGAAGCAGTCATAACTCTTTTTTCATCTGATCTTTTATAGTTTTCAATATCTATGCCAACTTCTTTACAATAAACAAAGAAGTTTTCTTTTAATTCATTATTAAATGATGAAATAGAACCTAAATCTCTTAAATTAGCAAGACACATATACATATCGTCTTGAATATTAACATGTAATTTAGAAATTTTTAATTTGCGTAAGCATTCACCCATTTCAACATCTGAAAGTCTTCTAAAATCAGCCGAGCGATCATACCATTTAACTGGTTCTTTTTGCATTAACAAACTTTTAATTTTTTCTTTTGTTTAACACGTTTTACATTACCACTATGATCTTTATATAAATCAAAGTGATCTTTACCATCAAAATAGAAACCATCCAATATCCATTTTTTAGATGTTTTTTTAATTTTTCTTTTCATTATATTAGTCCTTTTCGTCATCTTTGAATGACATACTATCAACAGGATCTAAGTATGTCATTTTTTTTATAGTTCTTGTTAAATTTTCCATATCTTCGTGCATACGATCAATCACATCTTTTAAATCATTTATTTTAAAAGATTGCTCTGCAATAAGTTTTTCTTGCTGGTCTAGTTTCTTTTTATATTCTTCTATTAAAATTACGTTATTATTTACCATTTGTTTATCAACCAATCTTTAATATTATCTACTTGTGGATTACCTTTTAACATAATGACATTTGTATAATCGCCATCAATTTGATCTATTTCGACAAAAGTAATATCTTTTTGCTCATTATATTTCACTTCTGCTTTAAATTTAAGTTTTAAAAACATATACTCTTTGATAAAATTTATTGTTGTTTTATCAATTGATGATGCATAGGCATCAGCACAATAATGTGTTTGTTTTGGTATTACTAATTCTTTAATCATTTATATAATTTTCTGTTGTGAACATATATCCCATCGTTTTAAAACTTTCACCTTTTTCTAATGCCCAAACTTCTTTTACTACTTGTTTTGCTAACTCTTCAGATCTAAAATATTCTTTTTCATCTAAGAATTTTAAGAAAGTATTTTTGTTAAAAATAAAAGTTTTAGATTTTCTATTTCTAATGATAGTGACTTCTTTCATTTTCTCATTCTTTCTCTTAGATTATATTTTATTTCTTCTAAGTGAAGTTCTATACGTCTTTGCACTTGTACATGAGAGTAAATCCCCCAAATTAGAACAATTAATAAAAATGTATTAAGCATATTAGTGACTATGACTTATATTGTTTTCATCTACAAATGTTTCTAAATCATCTTTAATTTCTAAATAATTTATATCATTAAAGATATCATCAGCATCTTCGAATGCTTTAATTCTATTTGTAAATTCAGCACTTACAGTATTTGGTTGTGCCATTGTTTCAAAAATACCATCTTCTGTATCAAACACATCACATATTTTACCACTCAAATAATCTTGCCAAACTGAATTAACAACTTTTAATAAAGTAATTCTATGTGGTGAATATTTGTAGTCAGCTATACCAAATGTTGCATAAGGAAGTGGTTCTCTAAGAGGAAACATATTATCTACCCTCTTCTGCTGCTATTTCTAAATCTAAAGCAACTTCAGCCATTGCTTGTTGTGCGTCAGTTAAATCAAACTCTGGGTCTTGTAATTTATCAAAGATACTCTTAGCTTGTCTTTCACCATGTTTTTTAACAAACTCTTCTCTAGATAATATAAATGTATCATCTTCCATTTGCATTAACCAATTTTTCACTTGTCCCATAATATACTCCTTTTCATTATTTGTTTATAGGTATATTTTACTATATTTGAGTAATTAAGTAAATACTTATAAAAAATAAAAAAGCATTATATTTCAATGACTTAGTGTATTGATATTATTTCGGCTTCTGGTTTATCAATAGTTCCAGTCACATAATTGATATAATCTAAGAATTCTGGTGCTTCTGGGTTTGAATGTATATCCCATGATGTTCCAGTCATTCCTTTTACGCAATAATCTGGTAATGTACCTTGCACTTCTTCATCAACTAATATAACAATCGAAACTTTTTGTGGTTCACTGTGACCAGACATTTCTGCTGGTATGTTTGCTGTGTTATTAAATTTACAAGGAAACCCCATTTGCTCTGTCATATTATAATCAATCGCATCTTGTCTTGCTCTATCAAGTTGATACAATACAGAATTAACACAATAACGTATTACATTATATTCGAAAAGTTCATCAACTTTGTCAATTGTAGTTTTTAATTGAAAGCCATTGATATCTATATGGATAGTTTGATTTCGCAGTGTAGCGAACTTATGACGTATTCCTACGATGTTTTTTTCACTTGACATAATATAATTTCTACTTCTTTTTAAGTCTAACTAATGTCTCTATTTTTTTAGTTCTATCTACTTTAGGATATGATATTTTAAATTCTTCATTTTCCCAAGTACCATTATTAAAAGAAGTAAATTCTGTTGTGACCAATTGTGCAGTTTCAGTTGAACGATGCACTGTGACTAATTTTTCATCATCCCAAATTCTTATTTCAGCTGGGAATGAACGATTAGATATTTTTTCTATTATATTGCCTATTTTAAGCATTGATGTATGTTGAAACAGATTCTTTCGTAATATTTGGATATAAAGATGTTAATTCTTGATTTTTTAACGCAAGAAGAATCTTTTGTTCTTTTGCGTCTAGTCTTTCTAACATTTGAATAAACAATGATTCTCTTTGAGCAGGTTTTAAATCTTTTCTTCTAAAGATATAAAACTTTCTTACTTCTAAAGTAAGATTTGATGGAGCCATATCTTGTGGCTCAATTGCAGACTTAAATGGTGGACTTGTTTCTGGCAAATCCCATTTTAAATTGCTATCAAAGTTGTTTTGTAAAACTAATTTTAACTGAGCATTATTCTTGTATTTAACAATGGCAGTTATATCATTATTTAGTTCTTCTAATATTTCATAAACACGTCTTCCCATGTTTTAAAACTCCTCTATTTCTTGGAGTAATAGACTACAACGTTTTTCAATTAAATAGTTGTATACTGTCATTTTATCTCCTGTTGGTTTTATGTTATTGTAAGCATTTAGTATATCATCTACTATATTTTTAGGTATAGAGTCAAGACATACTAGTTTTTGGTTTCTTAAATAGTTTTTCTTCTGCTCATCGTTTTCACAAGCATTGAAACCTTTTTCTAAGAAATTATTTAATATTTTTTTAGTAATTGGTTTTTGTCTTTCATCTTTGTTAAAGATATCATCAGGTGAAAGTACATTTGGAACACCATCTCCAGAGTCACCTCTTACTATATGTTCTATTATATATTGCTCAGCTTCTCTTACTGATGATTTATTAACTTGTTTTTTAAGTAATGGCGAATATTGTTCAACGTTTCCAAATTTTTGTAATTGTTTAAAATCTTTATCAGAAGAAACAATCATATGTTTTTCTAAAGGTCTTTCTTTCACTAGTGTAGCAATTACATCGTCTGCTTCAGCATGATTGATATGTAATACTTTATAAGGAAAATATTTAACTAAATCTTGTCTTACATCAGACATAGTTTCAAAAATAAGTTTCCAATCAACTGGATCTGCTTCTCTATCTTTCTTACGATGTGCTTTATATAAAGGAAATTCTACTTTTCTCCAAACGTCTTTACCATCAGCACATATAACTAAATCACCATAATCTGCTGAAAATTTCTTCTTATAATATTTAATAGTAGAGAGTATCGCATGACGAATGATGTTAGATACTTCTTCCATTGGTCTTCCTTTTTGAACATCTTGTTTAAAAGAAAGTATATTTGCGATTGCTACTTGTGAATAATCAATTAATATCATTTTTTTAATTTTTCTTTTGGTATCCAAAATCTATCTATTTTAGCTTTGACTTCACTAAAAACATTTGATGGGTTTATAATTGTCCCATCAGAAAGTGTTTGTACATAATCCATATCTGTTAAATATGAGCATAATTCATTAGCTTCATATCCAGCACGTCTACACATTCCTATTTGAATTTCAGTTTGAATCACTGGACGATACTTTTTAATTGTATTAACAGCACCTTTAATAACTTGAAATTCTAATCCTTCTACGTCTATTTTAATTCCATCTACATCTTTAAAATTAAAACTATCTAATGTTTTTGTTTGTATTTTTTCTTGAATGGTTCTTGTAGATTTACTTTCAGGTTTTTTAACCCAACCTTTTTTTGTTAATTTCTTTCCATTAAAGTTTAATTCTATATGATTGTGACCAGAAGCACGAGTGACTGTATTTAATGTTTCTTCTCCCTCTGTATCGCTTAATGCATAAGGAAATACTTCTATATTACCTGTCATTAAAATAGGAGCATAAGTTGATTTAGATAATTTAAACCAGCCTTTACCATTAGTTTTATTATTTTTATTCAATTCGATATTTTCTAATAACCATTTTCTTAAATATGATGTAGGTTCAAAAGTCTTTATATCTTTAGCCCAAGTAGCATATTCAATTGTGTTAGTTCCTAAATGCCCACCAACATCAATAATTGTTCTTGCGTTTGGTGTCAATGTTCTAAAATATCTTAAATTGTTTATTTGATATCCACTGCTCTTTAATCTTGAGCCATAAAAAGTATCATTTTCTTCGACATGATATATTCTACCGATTGCAGATTTAACTATTACAGATTTTCTCATACTATATTATATAAAACTAATAAATGTGGTGGTATTAAATCATCTTTTAAATTATGTGGTGTAGTTTCCCAACACTCATCATCGCCATTATCATAAGCACCAACAAAACCAAACTCATTAAAGTCTTCATAGTTTGTTTTTTCAGTACCATAAGTTGCTTCAATTGAATATCTTTTTGATTCAACTAGATAATCAAAAAAAGAAATTGGTGGAACGTATTTTGTTTGAATTTCAAAAAAGATAGAATTAGGAGATGTTCGATCATAATTAATTACTTTGCCATGAATACGATTGTTCCAGTTTTTATTCACAAGAGAATATTTGGCACCTTTTTTCTCAATATCAAATATGCTTCCGAACAAAGGAACTATGTTCTTTGACATTTTATTAGCTTCTAAATCGTTTTCAATCATATCAATTTTAAATGGATCAGTATGCGACATATTAATATGATTTGATACTATAATCATAAGTATATTATATATTAAAAATACTTGTATGTAAATGGTTATATTTTAGTAAAAAAGTCATTTAATCTAGTCTTTAATTCGTTAAAATACTCATCATCTGCTATTAAATTTGCTATAATTCTTACTGAATCATTTTGTTGAGTAGTTGAAAGCATACCAGCACGTACAAGCTTTCCCATTACTCCAATAGTTGGATTCTTACAATCTAATTCTAAAAACAATCCTTGTTGTCTATAACTTTTTAAATATCCTTGATTAAATAAATCTTTCGCAATTTCATCTAAACGTATGACTGTTTGTTTCGCTCTATGAAATAAACCATTATCTTGAATAATTTGTTTTACTTTTTTCATTGCACCTATACCAGCCATATAAGGTTGCCAAGTATGCCCCCATCCCCATTCTTGCGTTGAAAGAACTTCACCAATACGAGCATTACCTGCTGCAAATCCAATTGGTGCATATCCTGCTGATAATGATTTACCACAAGCAATAATATCTGGTTGAATATTATACCCTGCTGTTGAATATCCAAAATATGATAGTGATTTACCCCAACAAACTGCTACATCATCTGTAATAAGATTTACATTATATTCTGTACAAAGATGTCTAACACCCTCCCACCATCTTTTACTATAAGGAAGTATTCCATCCATCCAAGGACAAGTTTCTACTATAAAAGCACCAACATTGCTTGAGTCACCAAATTTACTAAATCTTTTTTGTAATTCTGCTAATGCTCTTTCTTCTTCTAATTCACGTTCTTCTATTGTTTTCCATTTAGGTGCTCGGATGCATCTTAATCTATCTGATGGAAAATCAACTGTATATGGACTTGCCATTGCTCTTGTTAGATAACTTGTGCCATGATATCCTGGAGTACAAGATACAATTAAATTCTTTTTAGGATTTACAGTTTTCCAATATGTATCACTCATCATAATAGCACACTCTACTGCTGAAGTTCCAGCAATAGCCCAAGACATAACTGACATTCTTGATTCAGATAAAACAAAATGAACCATCTCTTGAGTATCTACATCAGACTCACCAGTATTACC